CCAACAACTAGCTCTACATCGGAACCGGACGATTCAAGAGCACCACTTAGCTCGTTGGTGAAGAACGTCTGGTATTCCTGACTCTCACCTAGTTCATCTAGGTCATGCAGGTTGACCCCGAAGATACGGGTGAGGACACCGCCACCATCAGCAGCGACATAAATCTCACGACGAGTAATCTCATCAATCTGGTCTACCTGCCAGTTGCGGATATCTTCCAAAGCTTCGGGGCTAAGGAACATATCTGTTAGACGACCACGATTGAGTGACGCGGTGTTACCACCACCGTTACGTCGCATGACGGTCTTCATCAAGCTAACAAGGCGCTTGGTGAACTGACCGGCTGAAGCGTCACTGTCATAAACCAAGATGTTACGGTCAACGCCAGCACTTAGAACAGTGTGCCAACCGTCGTCGTTAATCTTCTTGACGAATGAAGCTTCAAGAACCTGAGCAGCACGACCCACAACATCCCAACGAGCCTCTCGCGCATAGCGAAGGAGGTAATCGATTGAACTGGAAATGCTGTAAGTGGGGACCATCACGTAGTCGCCCTCAACATGACGCTCGGGAATACGACCATGGCCGGGGTTGGTGTAGGCGACGAATTCGTCTTCTTCACCGGGGGCCAAGAGGTCTAGCGGGAATTCTGAGGTTGTTCCGGGTTCCATCGGAATAGCCTCAAAAATGCCGGTGACAATATCACCAACCAAAACACCTTGACGAAGAGGAAGCTCAAGAGCCTTAGCCAACTCACGCTGAGCGGCGAGCGCTTCGTTCTTCTCCGGGCTACCAGAACGCTTAAGCAATTCAATGAACTGCTCGTCTGGTCTTTGCATAAAACTTGCCATTATTTATTCTCCATTTTTATAGGTTAAACAGTCTTAGGCAGAAGGAACGTTGTTATTCGGAAGGGCAATTTCTACCTTCACATAACCGTCTTCGTCCTTCTTGGACAAGAAAGTACCAACAACGCGAGTTGCACCCACGGTGTCGTCTTCGTCAGTGGCGAGGTTGCTTGTAGCAAGCAAACCACTATGAGCCACATAAGCCAAGCCTCCAGCGGCGGGGGTGTGACCGGGGTAAACCTTATCGGTAACAACCCAACCCTTTTTCAGAAGCGTGACCTTGCCGCCCTTCTGTACCTCATCCTTATGCCAGTTAATGTGCTGGCGAGTAAGGTCAAGGTTAACCATATCGTTGAGTAGAAGACCAACGGGAACGATACCGGAAATTGCCAAAGCAGCAGTCGTTGTGGGAACTTTTGCGTATGTTACCAAAGCGTTACTTTGGTCCATTGCAGCACCCGAACCGCCGGTTGACAGAATCGCAATACCGCCACGGGTGGCGACTTCATTCATGAAGAACGAAACGTCGGTTTGAAGTTCATGTCTGTCAGCTTTTAAAGCCATTTTAAATCTCCATTTTCTAAAGTTTGTTATGAGACATAGCCTTGCGTCAGCAGAGGTCTCATTTAGTTATTATCATCAGCAAGTGATGCGGTACTCTTCAAAACGTTCTCTTTGAGCCAAGCGCTTGCAATAGCTCTGGTGTCCTGAATTGAATCAGCTTCAGTGTCGTCTGCCATAGCAGCTTCAACCGCTTCTTCAACATCCTCTAGGACTTCAGCGTCAGCCTCGGCTTCTGCCGCATCTTCGTCTTCTGCCTGAGCTTCATCATCAGCGTCAGTCTCTTCGGCTTCGGCTTCGGCTTCTTCATCAGCTTGAGCTTCTTCCTCTACCTCTGTCTGAACGCTTTTGGAAGCGATAAGCTCAACGATTTCTGCGAACATTTCGTCGCTTGCTTCGGCAAACTTTTCGAAAGTAGTATCAACGTCATCACCCTGTAGGCCAGCCTGCACAAGAGCGGACTTTCGGGCCATCGCCTTGACTTCAGCTTCATGAGCGGAAATCTTGTCGAGGGCTTCGGTAAGCTCGGTATCTTTAGCGGCAAGCTGCTCTTCTAGAGCAGAGACAGTCTCTTGAGTGGTCTTTAGCTGTTCAGCAGCAGCCTCGACAGCCTCTTCCTTTTCGGAAATAGAAGCTTCGAGAGCATCGACCTGAGCCTTAATCTCTTCGTCTTTCTGACGAGAAATTTCGTCCTTAGCAGCTTCGGCTTCTTCACGAGCCTGAGCTAGCTGGGACTTAAGCTCTTCGACTTGCTCCTGTAGCAAATTCTCATTAGCCATGTTATCTTTCTCCCATATACTAGATTCTTGAATTGAATATGATGCTTTACTTTCAAAAGGATTCACATCTTTCTTAAGAATGATGCTGGCCGGATTTGCTGGCTTGCTAACCAACCCCTTGCCTGAAAAAGAAATATTCCTTAACAATCTTCCAAGTTTGTAACCTTCGTACTCACCGTCGCCGCCGTAGCTTCTAAGGTGCTTAGTGAGCCAAGCAGAAGCCTCGTCTCTGGCAACTACGCTATGCTCACCTTCTGGCGAAACGACAGCATAATCAAAGCCCGCGAACAGACACTCCATCGACACGAACCATTTTCCTTGCTCAATCTCTGAAATGAGAGTTTGCATTCTTTCCGCTCGGTCTTCATCTGACCAACTTTTGTACAAAACTGCGCTGGTCACGATGTCAAACTTGTTAGGAGGAGTCTCTAGGTCGCTCGCTACGATTTTGCCGTCGCTAACAACACAGTTACCAGTTATGTGGCCAATAATATCTGACTCATCGTGCATATAATTAAAAGGCTTGTCCTCTGGGGTATTCCTAGCGGACCATGCTTCTCTAACATCGAATACATCGTCGTTTCTATTCCAGCCTGTAGAAACTAACACGGAGTTCAGGTAATAAAGGTCAAACTGGTCTGGGTTGCTGTTAGCCTTGGCCAAAAATTCAGCGCGCTCAATTTCAGCTTTAACTGGCTCATACGGTTGAGCAAGTGATTGATAGGCTATACTGACGCTTGACTGAATAGCGTCGGCTAAGCCATCATTTATTTCTGCTGAGTATGCTTTTATATTCATAGAAAAACCTCAACTGAATATACACCATAATTTAAAATTTTTGTATTTAATCGATTTTTACGCCTCGGTAAACCTAAGCGCATAGGCCGAAGATTGCAGGGAACGCTTCTCCTCAATGTTAGGATTGCGGTCATTTGCAACTGCAAAATCGGTAGTTAGCTGCTTATAAACCTCAAGCATTTGCTTGTCAGCAGGAGTTCCGGCCTCCAATATAGAAGCCAGCAGTTCTGCATCCACGGTTGAGTAAGGCTTAATGTTAGACAAGATACACAGCTTGATATATTCAAGCTCGTCCATCTGAGCTTTTGTCAAACCTCTGAGATTTGATTTCCCATAACTATGCAATAAAGCAGGATTAAGCACGTCTGAGATATCTTTTTGGACTGAAGATGCCCAGAGCATCAGGTTGGCGAGGTCTGAAGCCGCCTGTCTGGTCTTCACAACCTTTTGTTTTCTCTGGGTCTTATCTTTAGAGTTTTTCGGCCTACCGTCTTCCGGCCTACCCTTGGGGGTAAACTCCTTTTGTGAAGGCTTCATAATCTGTTGCTTGCGCTCCATCTTCTTGAATTCTTCCTCTTCATCAAACTCTGACCTGTCGTCCGGGTTTGTGAGAGGATGAGGACCGCTTTCATCAGAAGGTCTCAAACCGAGGTCGTGTGGAGAAAGGGCGTCTTTGGTAAGAGCAATCTTCTCCAAGTCCTGCCTATGCTGCGGATTGTGATAGGGGCTTGCCTTTGGAGGGGATTTTTCTCGCACTCTGTTCTGATGCTCCCGTTTGATTCTGATTCTTTCGATTTCTGGAATTTCACCAAATCGTTCCTGAACAGTCTCGCCACTAATCAAATCTCTATCTACTAATTGTATTAGGAGATTCTTTTCTGCGGCCTCATCAGACAAGACCATTTGGTCGAAGTGAACCTTAGCGGGGAACCTAAAGCCCATAGCTTTCTGGACCCGCTCTATCTCTTCCTGCCAAAAGTCTATTAACAGCGACCTACCGTATTCCAGTCTCTCAACCAGCGTCTTTAGAGAGATGAAGTTGTTTGTAAAACCGCCGCCGTTGTTTGCCAAACCCGTTAGGGTTGGAGGAACTCCGAGGCCAGCATAAATACTGTTAAGAACTGGGTCGTACTTTTCCGAACCCAAGAACTTGAACACTTGAGTGTTGGATTCTTTGAAGTCTAGTTCTGGACCCCAGACCAAATCCATTGTGCCGCCACCAACATTACTAGCTAAAATATTGCGCAGCTTATTAATTGCAGACTTTGTGGGAAGAATCTTGTTGTCCAAGTCACCCAGCTTCCACAGGCGAATATTGGAGATAGCGCCATCTAGTGCGGCAATGTCTGCCAGCTTCATTTTCTCAAGCATGATGATGTCATCTAGGATGGCATAAATCATGGGGTTGGCCCAGATGTTCCAATCGTCCTTCTTGTAGTGAAATACTCTCAGCTTTTCCTTATCTAGCGGAATCATCTCGACGCCCTTGCCCATCTGAGAAGCCAAGTCCGTAGGCAGTCTTGAAATCACGGATTGGTAGTTGGGAACATTGCGCTTGTACATATTTCTTAGACTACTGGAAACCTTGAGGGCGTACTCAGGCTCGCCAGCAAATATTGCAAGTTGCCCACCAAGAACTTCAACAGACAGAGGGTTTAGAAAATCATACTTCCAAGGAATCTCTCGCTTCTTTACGGTTAAAGACTCGATATCTATGTCCGCACCTTGAGACTTTCTAAAGTTCTCCTCAATTCTCTTACTAATCTTTGCTGTGCGTCGTTTTACAACAACGTTTCCACATCTATAAAGAGTATTCAAGAATCTTTCTGAGCGCTCTGGACCACCAACTTTTGCGAACCATTTCTTGTAGAAGGATTCAATCTTCTTGTTGGGATGTACCACAGTAACGCCCTGACTGGAAAAATCGCCCATCAGGTCGATAACATTTCTTATAATGCCAACCTTGCTGTAGGCATCCATGCACATACGCATGATGTCTTTTTGTTTCTTGGGAACTGCCTCATCGCTTCTGAAGCGGTCGTAGTCCTGTCTACCCATTCCGGTTCTGACAGACCTGTTAGTTTCAATATCCAAAAAGGAACGATAACTAAAGGCGGCAGTTCGTTGTATGCCCTCGTATAAGTCAATACCCTCGGATGCTGAATTGAAAGCATCTTGCTTACTGGACTCGTCAGTCCAAGTGATAAAGCCGGGGGTTTGTTTTTTTTCAGCCATGAATATTCCTTAATCGCAATGGAATTGGATTATAATTCTATTGAATCATACACCAAATCAATAGATATCCTTCATTTGTTCCGTAAACCACTGCGGCCCCATGTACATTGGCCCGTCCAATTTCTCTTGGTTGTTGCTGACAAAGCCCCCAACCGTGTCATAAACAGGGGGTGTTGGGGTTCTTTGGATAGTTCTTGCTGCCATATTTGCCATTAACAAGGCGCTATACCTATCCTTTCTCAGTCGCCCCTTCTTCCCACCCGCAATCTTGACTTCTGGTGTGTCCCACTTATCCCTTCCGGCGGGAGTTTGGGACATCTCAATCATGGAAAGCTCGTTCTTTA